TGCAGCATCCAGTATTATCTGCGCTTTTGGCTTGGCATCTGCCGCACCTCGCTCGCCGTATCGGCACTTAGAATTATGCAGTATTGCCCAATATTTTTTCCATTTGTGCCCGTCAAAGTCCGGTTTATTACCCTTGCCTTGTGGTATAATGAGGGTATTCGGGTGTATCTGAAAAAAACCACGGCTGTTTTGCAGGCGCAAGCCACAAAACTGCACTTGCGAAAAACCGTTTATTTTCGCCTTTTCAGGTACACCCAAGGCAAAAATGTAAGCAGCAGGCTTGACATTCCCTTGCGGCGGGGGTATCCTGAATACAGGAACAGAATTTAATCACTACGCGGTTCTGCCCCGCGCAGTGCAGGTAAAGTGAGGCTCCCGCCATGAGCAGAATGTATGATATCATCCAGGAGCTGTGCCGCCGCGACGGCACTGACGTAACCAAAATGTGCCGCGCGCTGAAAATCCCGCGCAGCACCCTGTCGGAGCTGGCATCCGGCCGCACCAAACAGCTGACGCTGAAGCACGCGCGGCCCATTGCCGAGTATTTTGGCGTTACCATCGCCCAGCTTGCCGGGGATGAACCGCTGGAAACCGAGCCGGACCAGACGGATGCCGTTTCGGACCTGATCCGCGATGAGCCCATTGCCGCTTATGAGAACTTGAAGCGCTACCTGACCGAAGAGGACAAGGCCGATATTGCCACCCTGATCCGCCTGCGTGCGGAGATCAACCAGGGCAAGCAGTAAGCCGCCTTTGGCCGGGCCTGCGCTTGCGGGAGGGGCACGAATGTTCAAATATACCCTTGCAGCCACACTGGACGAAATGGACCGGGAAGGCATTACCGTGGCGGAATGCCCGCTGCGCAGCATGCGCTGCCTTTCTTTGCAGAATGGGCGCATTGTGGGCATCAACACCGCGCGGTTTGATTCTTCCGCCGAGGTGCGCACCGCCCTGATCCACGAGGACGGGCACTTCGCCAGCGGCGCGTTCTATCTGCCGTATTCGCCCTACCAGCTCAAAGCGCAGGCCGAATACCGGGCCGACAAAGCCGCCGTGCTCAAGCACATCCCCTACCCCGAATTTGCCGCCCGCCTGCGCCGCGGCGACACCCTTGCCGACGCTGCCGAATACTTTTGTGTAACCGAAGATTTCCTGCGCAAAGCCTATGCTCTGTACCGCGATATGGGGTATAGCTTTGGGGCCGAGGAAAAAGCGTAACCATGATTGTATACGACAAATTCTGGGAAACGATGAAGCGGTGCGGGGAAAGCACTTATACACTGATCAACCACTACAACATCAGCAGCGGCACCATTGACCGCATCCGCAAGGGGCAGGGCAGTACCACGGCCAAGCTGGACGACTTCTGCCAGATTTTCCACTGCCGGGTTGAGGACCTGATAACCTATGTTGAACCTGCCGATGGCGAACCACACAGCCCTTACAGCGAAAAAAGCCCAAAATAAAGCGACCGTTTGAACCCAAAAGCTCAAACGGCCGCTTTTCTATTTTACTTACTTTTCTTTTTCCCACGGCTGCAGGGGGGCCAGGAAATCCGCATCCTGCAAGGCCTGGCCGATCAAATCCAGGCGGTCGGGGGTGGCGGCTTCCACAAGGTGGTAGTGGTAGCCGTCCGTTGCGGTGGAAAGCACGGTGGAAGCGCCGCCTGCCAATGCCTGCAAGAACTCCTGCACATCCTGGCGGGAGCGGATATCCATTTCCGCGGTGATGCGCCCATAAACGCGGTGGCTGATGCTGATATTTTTCACCCGGCCGCCGTGGTCCACGATCAGGTTCAGCTCCTGCTCGGCCTGCTCCGGGGTATGGCGGACCTTAAACTCCCGCAGGCAGCCGGTTTCCTGCTGCTGCAGGATATAGCCGCGGTTGGTGGAGATGATATTGGGCCGGGATGCCCGGATCACGGCAAGATCCTGCACGATCACCTGGCGGCTAACCCCAAACCGCGCGGCCAGGTCCTTGGCGGCAATGGGGGCATCGGCCTGGTTAAGCAGGGCCAAGATTTCTTCCCGGCGCTGTGCGGTCGTCATACGGGTGCCCCCTTTCCCATCAGGCTGTCCAGTTCTGCATCGTTCATGGCGTTTGCTACTTCCTTTCGCATGGGTTCTGTAAACAGTATAGCACCTGCCGCGCACCGGTGCAAACGGATGGCGAAAATTCCCGGCAAGCGGCTTGACAGGGTTCTTATATAGTGATATATTTATCTCGCAAAGATACAAATATATCACACAAGAGGTTCTTGCCATGAAACACTCCACCTTGAAGAACATTGTTCTGCCCGGCATTTTCTGCGCTGCCTGTTTGGGGGCTTCGGTTTGGTACAGCGTTGTTTTTAATCATTCCCGGCTGATTGCTCCCACGGATTTTTCCACTTACGTTTTCCGGGTGCAGGACCTGCCGCTGATGCTTGCCTGTATTTTGTGCGCTGCTTACTTGATTTGGCTGTTTGTGCGCGGTTTTCAGCATGCGCAACAGCAAAAAAGCTCCGCCACCACCCGCACCATTGACCCGCGGTTTGGTTTTTTGGGGCTGCTGGGCTTTTTAGGCTTACTGGGCTTCTGGGTCTACCCGCAGACCGGGGAAGTTTTTCCCTTTGCGTTCTTTTTGTTCTTTGGCTTTTTCGGGTTCTTTTTTGAGGGCAAAATGTCCCACACGCTGATGGACGAGCGCTACACCGAAAACCGCGCCAAAGCGCAGCTGACGGCTGCAAAAACGGCGTTGAGCATTATTTTTGTGGCGGTCATTCTGCTGGCCCAGGGCCGCGGCGGGGACGCGGTGCTGATTGCGCTGTTGATCGTGCTTTCCCTCACGCTGGCGCTCTACCTGTTTTTGAGCGAGTACCTGCTGTACCGCTATGACCACGATGACCTGCCCGCAGAAGATTTTGACGAAAGCGAGGACTGACCCATGCCGGACTTTACCTGCAGGCTGAAGCAGTTCCGCCTTGCCAAAGGGCTGACACAGGAGCAGCTGGCCAGCGCCGTGGGCGTGCGGCGCGAAACCATTATGCGGCTGGAAAAGGCGCAGTACAACCCTTCCCTGAAGCTGGCCGTGGATATCTCCCGCACAGTAGAAGCACCGATCGAGGAGATTTTTATTTTTGAGTAAAGCCGTTACTACCATTCACTCCCTTAAGTTATGGAAGGAGAATCTTTATGATTACTTACAGTGAAAATAATTGGCTACACGATGTACAAGATTGCGTAAATGAACTTTCTTCCAACGATTTCACACTTGACGATGTATATCAATTTGAATCTCGCTTAGCCACTCTGCATCCCGATAATCACAATGTTCGGGCAAAAATTCGTCATCAGCTTCAAGTGTTGCGAGATATGGGATATATTAAATTTCTTGACCGCGGTCATTATCAGAAATGCCTTTGAAAAGGATATCAAACAGTTTTCATAACACTATAATTACCACATAACAAACACCGGACCGCATGTAATATTGCATGCGGCCCGGTGTGTTATTTCAGGCTATATTCTGTTTGAAGTGTGGGGGAAAAATCAAACCACACCCTGGCTCATCATAGCACTGGCGATCTTCTCGAAGCCTGCGATGTTGGCACCGGCAACCAGGTTGCCCTTCATGCCGTAACGCTCGGCTGCATCGGCAGCGTTCTTGTAGATGTTGACCATGATGTTGTGCAGGCGCTCGTCAACCTCTTCAAAGGTCCAGGAGAGGCGCAGGCTGTTCTGGCTCATTTCCAGGCCGGAAGTAGCAACGCCGCCGGCGTTGGCTGCCTTAGCGGGAGCGAACAGGATACCGTGGCTCTGCAGGTAAGCGATTGCTTCCGGGGTAGAAGGCATGTTAGCACCTTCAGCAACAGCGTAGCAGCCGTTGGCAACCAGTGCCTCGGCACCTTCCAGCTGCAGCTCGTTCTGGGTTGCGCAGGGCAGAGCGATATCGCAGGGAACAGTCCAGATGCCCTTGCTGCCTTCAACGTACTTAGCGGTGGGAACGTAATCCAGGTAAGTCTTGATGCGGGCACGCTTGACTTCCTTGATTTCCTTGATGACCTTGTAGTCAATGCCGTTCTCGTCCACGATGTAGCCGTTGGAGTCGCTCATGGCGATAACCTTGCCGCCCATCTGGGTAGCTTTCTGGTTTGCATAGGTAGCAACATTGCCGGAGCCGGAGATGACCACACGCTGGCCCTCAAAGCTCTTGCCAGCATCAGCCAGCATTTCCTTGGCAAAGTAGCACAGGCCGTAGCCGGTAGCCTCGGTACGGGCCAGGGAACCGCCGAACGGGATGCCCTTGCCGGTCAGGATGCCGGAGTACTCGTCGCGGATGCGCTTGTACTGGCCAAACAGGAAGCCGATCTCACGGCCGCCAACGCCGATATCACCGGCGGGCACATCGGTATCGGGGCCAATGTGGCGGTACAGCTCGGTCATAAAGCTCTGGCAGAAGCGCATAACTTCGGCGTCGCTCTTGCCGTGGGGGTCAAAGTCAGAACCGCCCTTGCCGCCGCCCATGGGCAGGCTGGTCAGGCTGTTCTTGAAGCACTGCTCAAAGCCCAGGAACTTGAGGATAGACAGGTTGACAGAAGAATGGAAGCGCAGGCCGCCTTTGTAGGGGCCGATGGCAGAGTTGAACTGCACACGGTAGCCGCGGTTGACCTGCACCTTGCCGGCGTCATCCACCCAAGGCACACGGAACATGATGATGCGCTCCGGCTCAACCAGGCGCTCGATCAGGCTTGCCTTTTCATATTCAGGATGGGCCTCAACAACGGGCTCCAGGCTTTCGAGAACTTCCTCAACAGCCTGCAGGAATTCCTTCTGCTCAGCATTGCGCTTTGCAAGGCCCTGGTACACTTCGTTCAGATAAGCATTTTTGATAGACATGGTATACACTCTCCTTTTGGTGGGCTGCTGTTTTCCGCTTCCGGCCGCACTGCCGGACCCCTTGAAACTGGCGGAAAGCGCGCGGTCCTCTATTTCTTTCACCGGTATTTATATTAGCACGCTAAAGTGCATTTGACAATATTTTTTGAAAAATTTTGTTTGTGCAATAGCGGCAAGTGTATCCCATTTGCACACAAATGATAGTTTTTTACGCTTTTACCTCGTTTTTCAGTTCTTCACCGCGGGCAAAGGCACGGGCATTTTCCAGCGTGATGGCCGCAATGCTCTGCAATGCCGTGCGGGTAAAGAACGCCTGGTGGCTGGTAATGACCACATTGGGGAAGCTGAGCAGCACCGGCACCACCTCGTTTTCCAGCACATCGTCGGAGAAATCCTGGAACACCTGGTCATCCTCATCCTCGTACACATCCAGGCCCACGCCGCCGAACTTGCGGGCGCGCAGGGCTTCGATCAGGGCGTCGGTGTCGATCAGGCCGCCGCGGCTGGTGTTGACCAGGATGGCAGAATCCCTCATCATGGCGATGGTATCCTTGTTAATCATGTGATGGGTACCCTCGGTCAGCGGGCAGTGCAAGCTGACCAGGTCGGCTTTCTGCAGCAGTTCTTCCAGCGAAACATAGCGGGCAAACTTTTCCACTTCGGGGTTTTTGTACATGTCATAGCAGAGCACATTCATGCCAAAACCGTGGCAGATGCGCGCCATGGCGGCGCCAATGCGGCCGGTGCCCACAATGCCGGCGCAGGCGCCATAAAAGTTTTGGCCCAGCAGGCCGTCCAGTGCAAAGTTGTTATTGCGCACCTTGATATATGCCTTGCAGATGCGGCGGTTTGCGGCCTGGGCCAACGCCATGGCGTGCTCGGCAACGGCTTCCGGGCTGTAGCCCGGCACACGCATAACGGTAATGCCGTTGGCTTTGGCGGCGGCAAGGTCCACGTTATTGTAGCCCGCGCAGCGCATCAGCAGCAGCTTGATGCCCGCTTTGGCCAGCACGGACAGCGTTTCGGCACCGCAATCACTGTTGACAAAGGCGCAGACGGCATCGCCGCCCGCGGCCAGCTGGGCGGTATCCGGGTCCAGGTTGGCCGCCAGGAACTTGATGGTACAGCCATAGTCCGGGTCAGCGGCCAGAACGTCAAAATACAGGTGGTCGTAATCACGGGTGCCATAAAAAATGATCTTCATACTTTTCCCTTTTCTGCCCTGCGGGCGTCCTCTTGTTGCGTCGTACCGGAATTCTTTTGTTTTCCGGATCGGTCGTTAATATTTTATCATATCCAACGGTTTTAGTATAGCCAGTTTCCGGCATTTTGAATGTTGCCAGGGCAACAAAACGTGGCAAAAAAGGGATGCATGCCCTGTTTTTCTTTTACACGGTTTTCTCGCTGCCTTCGTTCGGTTTGGCGGTTCCGGCAGAGTGTTCCACGTTTTTCAGCAGCTCTTCCGCCGAAATACCATACAGCTTGGCCAGCGCGATCAGGTTGGAGGTGTTGGGGTCCGAGGTGCCATTTTCCCTTAGTTAAAGATATTGTTGGGTAAAAAAAGATGTGTCAGTCGATTTTGCCTATAAAGCGATAGAAAATCTCTACTTCCTGCTCCCGGCTGCCGTCCTCGCCCTTAACCGCTTCATGCACAAAGATTTTTTCAATCAGCGTATTCAGCAGTTCGGCGGTCAGCTCCGTAGGGTTGACATACTGCCTCATCAGCCCTACCCACTTTTCAGCGTCAACGGCGGTCTGCACAACGGCTTCCATCGCTTCGTGAAGCTGCTGGATTTTCTCGTCCAGCTCCTTTTGTTCGCCCTGATACTTCTCGGACAACATATTGAAGTTGTACTCTGTAATGCGTCCGGCAGCCCAGTCCTCGTACATCTTGGCAAACAGCCCGTCAACCTCTGCTTTTCGCTTCTCGGCTTTTTTCAGTTCGGATGCCTGTTTCTCCCTCGCAGAGCTGCGTTCCTTATCGCTGGCGTTGAGCAGCCTTTTCAGAAGTTTGTCCTCGTCCTGCTGGGCCTGCTGTGACCAGTATTGCAGGCGGGAGAGGACATAGGCGTAAAGCACATCATAGCGGATGTAGTGCATGGAGCATTGGCGCAGTCCCTGTCCGTTCTTGCTGCAATGATAGTAGCCATACGGGGTTTTGTTCTGCTTATTCTCGCCGTATGCCAGCGACCAGCCGCAGTCCGCACACTTTACCAGCCCTGAAAAAATCTGCGTTGTGCCGTCCTTTTGCCGTCTGCGTCTGCTGGCAATCTGCTCCTGCACCTGTCGGAACACATCTTCGGAGATAATCGCTTCGTGGGTATTCTCCACACGATACCATTCCTCTTTCGGCTTGCGTACCTTTTTCTTGTTCTTGAATGAAATGTTGCTCTGCTTATTGTGTACGCTGTGACCGATGTAGGTTTCCTCTTTCAAGATGCTTTTGACCTGCGCTATCGTCCACGCATAGGCTTTTTCCTCCGGCGCTCCGGCATAGATATTGGCGAAAGTGCCGTACCTCTGGAAGTTCAGCCATCCGGGGGTGGGTACTTTTGCTTCCACCAAAATCCGTGTGATGCTGGCCGCCCCTCTGCCATGAACGGCAAGGTCAAAGATCTTTTCGATAATCCACCTTGTTTCCGTGTCAACCAGAAGATGCCCGGTCTTATCCGGGTCTTTGATATAACCCAGCGGGGCGTAGGCTCCGTAGTGTGCGCCGTTTGCAAACCGTGTCCGCATGGCGGCCTTGACCTTTTTGCTGGTCTGGCGGGCGTGCATCTCGTTCAGGATATTCAGGAATGGGGCAAGCTCGCTTTCTCCGTTGAGGGTGTCCACATTGTCGTTGATCGCAATGTAGCGGACGCCTTTGCTTGGGAAGTAGATTTCTGTGTATTGGCCGGTCAGAATGTAGTTTCTGCCTAAGCGGGATAAGTCTTCTTGTGTCAAGTAGGGACTAAAAAAATTTTGAGAATTTACAAGCCGTTCATAGGTGGACAACCACCCATGAACGGCTTGAGTTTTCTCTATGCTCTTTTGCCGTTCTTTGTGCGACGTTTCTTATACGCCGCTTCAAACGCCTCCATCATCGGAGTGACCGGAAGCTCGTTGTCAGGCTTGGACAGATACTCGAACCGGATGCCGTTCTCCCGGAACTTTCGCTCAAACCTCATGAAAGAGGAAGTGTCCCGGCTGATTCGCGAGGTGTCGCGGGTGAGGATCGTACCGATGTCCTGACGCTTTGCTTCGTTCAGCAGGAAGTTCATGATACCTTCCGTATGGACGCCGGAGATGCCGTCTGCCGCCACAGCAGCAGCCACCTCATAGCCTTTGTCCTTCGCATAGCGTTCCAGCTCTTCCCGCTGGTCTGCTGCCGCAAGCTGATCCGCACAGGCAACGCGGATATAAAGAAATACTTTCATTTGGCTTCTCCTTCTGATGTAGTGAGGAAGTCCTTGAACTTCCAGACGATTTCTATGTTGTCAAGATCGTAAATGTAGACCGCAGAAATGAATGCGTGGGTCAGCTCATAGGTCAGAGCTTTGCAGTCGGCGTACTGTTCGCAGACCGCATCCAGCTTTTCATCTGAACAGGCGGTCTCGGAGTCAAGCTCCTTCATCCGCTCGTGACTGCGCTGGATTGCTCCATCGTTTTCAGTAATCTTCACATCCGCTGCCGCCTTCTGCTGAATGTACGCCTCCTTCGTGATGCTTCCGGCTGCATACTTCTCGTAGAGCCTCAGCTTGGACGCCTTGTGCTGCTCGTTCTGCTTTTGCAGAGTGCGGATTTTATCAGCACATTCCTTGATGGCAGATTTCCGCAGATCACCGACTTCGCGGTTCTGTATTGCTTCCTTCTGTGCCAAAGCAAGAAACTGAGTAAGGGCATGGAAGACAACCTTCTCAATATCCATTTCCGGAAAGCTCCTGCCAACCGGACAGTCTGTGTTTCCGTTGTTGACCGAGTGAATGCACTGGAAGTATCGAATGCCAGCCTTGTTCTTTCGGCGTGTCATAGCACGTTTACAGTTACCGCAGCGGACGAGTCCCTTGAGCGGATAGTCATGCTGCTTGCGCGTGGGATTCCGTCCTCCGCCTCGAATGACCTTCTGAGCAAGCTCAAAGTCTTCCTTGCTGATAATAGCTTCATGCGTTCCTTCTACGATAATCGGCTCATTGACAACACGCTTTTTTGAGCCGACACCGCAGGACTTCATTTTGCGGCTGACCAGTGTTCCGGTGTAAACAAGGTTTTTGAGGATGTTATAGACCATCACGGTTTCCCAACTGATTTTCTCGCTCATGTTACTGAACTTCTTCTTGTCGGAATGCTTGCTCTTGAAGTATTGCCCCGGCGTCGGGATGCCTTCATCATTCAGGCTGCGGGCGATCTGAGAGGTGTTGCTGCCTTCCAGCGCCTCGCGGAAAATACGACGGATCACATCAGCCGCCTCCGGGTCTACGGCAAGTTTGTTCCGAATGGTGGGATGCAGGACGTAGCCGTATGGGGCGTAGCCACCGACATACTTGCCCTGCTTCATCATCTGGATTTTTGCCGATGTGGTCTTTACGGAAAGGTCTTTGCTGTATGCGGCGTAGATGATGCTGCGCATAACCACTTCCAGACCGCCCGTTGTGCCTTTGTAATCGTCGCTGTCATAGCCGTCGTTGATGGAAATAAAGCGGACGCCCATGAATGGAAAAGTGCATTCCAGATAGTTTCCCGTTTCAATGTAGTCACGAGAAAAGCGGGAAAAGTCTTTGACGCAGATCAGATCGATTTCGCCGCGCTTGACCTTCTCCATCATCTGCGTGAACTGAGGACGGTGAAAGTTCGTGCCGGTATAACCGTCATCCGCAAACTCAGACCGCTGACAGTGAGACAACTCCGGGTGATTGTCGAGAAAGCGATTGATGAGCATACGCTGGTTGCCGATGCTGTCACTTTCCGCCTTGCTGCCATAGCCGGTATCTTCATCAGCCATTGAGAGGCGGATGTAGATGCCGATGTTGTATTCCTTGCTCATTTACATCGCCTCCTGTACTTCCTTGATACTCTGAACGGTCAGAGCGTAAATATCGCCGTATTTCATGACCAGCTCGATTGAGCCGTCCTCATGGACTTTCACAAGCTCTACGGACTCGTCAACTAACTCCTGAGAGAGCATCGTTGCACCGCTGACGGATTTCATCAGCGTGAGCCACTTGTTGTCCTCGGACATTGCCTCGGCAAACTTTACCTTCCGCTGAACCGCTTCATCCAACCGCCGGGAAAGGTTAGCATACTGCTCATCGTAGGCTTTCTTGGCAAAGACGTATTCCTCTTCATCGAGAATGCCTTCTGTGAAGTCCTCATAGAGCCGAGTACGCTTCTTGGAGATGCCGCTGAGTTTCAGATTCAGGCTTGTGATGAGCGCATTCTGCTGATCGCGGATGCTGCGTTCGCCTTCACTGTTTCTCAGTTTGGCAAGCAGCTTGTCGTAATTGAGAGCCGCCTTGACTTGAAGCTGGATCGCCGCAAGCACATCGGCTTCGAGCTTATCCTGCCGCGTATAGTGCGGCGTACAGAGGTTGCCGCGCTTGACGGATGAACTGCACTCATAGAAGGCGTACCATGCGCCGTCCTTGCGCTTGTCAACGCGCTTGCGATGGAAGTAGAGCTTTTTGCCGCAGTCTGCGCAGACGATTTTGTCTTCAAAGAGATTGATCAGCGTAGCGCGGATTTCTTCCGTGCGCTCCATCTTCTCAACCCTTGTCCTTGCAGCAGCGTTCCGCATTTCTCGTACCTTCTGGAAGTCCTCACGGGAGATAATCGCCTCGTGAGTATTGGGAAAAACAATCCATTCCTCACGGTCAATGTGCTGATTCTTGACGCCCTTGTAGATGGCGTTCAGCGTCCGTCCGAGAACGGTATCTCCGACGTAATGGGGATTATCCAGAATGGTAGTCAGTGAAGACTTGTTCCAAATCTTCTTTGCCGTAGCATTGCCTGTGCGGACGCCGACCTGATACTTCTGAAACTCCGGATTGGGTGCGTTCATTGCATCAAGCCGGTCTGCAATCGCAGGAAGGGACAGTCCTTCAATTTTCCATTGGAAAATCTTCCGGACAATCGGTGCGGTTTCTTCATCGAAAACCATATTGCTGTGTTCTTCATCCCAGCGATAACCATACGGGAGATTGCGCTTCTTGAACTCTCCACTTTCCATCTGTGCTTTGAGCGCAGTAGAAACCTTGCGGGAGATGTCCTTCGAGTAAAGGGTGTTGATCATGTTTTGCAGAGGGATAATGAGGCTTTCGCCGGAGCCGTCCGTATCAAAGTTGTCGTAGTTCTCTTTGATGGCGATAAACCGAAGCCCGATCTGCGGAAAGACCCGTTCCAGATAGGTTCCAGCCTCGATGTAGTCACGCCCGAACCGGCTGAGATCACGAACTACAAGGCACTTGATCCTGCCGGTGCGGATGTCGTTCATCAGCCGGTTGAACTCCGGTCTATCAAAAACCGTTCCTGTTCGTCCGTTGTCCACATAGGTATCTATCAGATTCAGGTAGGGACGCTCTGCAATGTAGGACTTGCAAATCTCAATCTGATTTGCGATGACATCCACCTTTTCGGACTTGCCGCTGTTTTCAACGGAAAGACGGGCATAGATGGCTGTTGAGAAGACCTCGGAAGAAACACATTCGATAACCGGCTCTTCGACTGCAATTTGCTTTCTGCTTTTTCTTGCCATTTGCTCATCCCTCCTTTATACGGCAATATCCAGTTCATCGGCATAGCCGAGAACGTATTCAATCGTCTGCTGGTATTCGTCCCTGTATTTGAAGACGATTTCGATTGCATGGTTTTCGTGAATCAGAATGCGGTCAACAAGGGACATCAGCACACGGCGGTTCAGTTCTTCGACGTTTTCATACTGCTTGAAAAGCGTTACCCAGTTTCGTTCGGTTGTGCCGGTTGTCACCGTCTGCTTCATTTCTTTTTTGACCCGCAGAAGCGCGTCCTGCTTGTTCTCAATGGTTTTGGTGTAGCTGTTGCGGAACTCAAAGTATTCCGATTTATCAATGACGCCGCCGATGAAGTTCTCGTAAAGCCCCAGCTTGAGCTTTTGGTACCGTTCAATCTCTTCCTCAATTTTGGCGATCTGAGCTTCGTAATTGAAAGCCTTACGGCTCTGAGACGGAAGCCGTTCTATCATCGCAAGCGCGTGTTCCAGATTGATGACAAGCTTGATCTGGTCATGAATGGCACGGAAGACCTTCTCTTCAACCTCTTTTGCGGCGATGCTGTGCGGGCTGCACGTCCGGGTGTGCTTATTGGTGGAGCAGACGTAGTAGATATACTTTTTCGTCTTCGACGGGACGGTCTTGCGGATCATTGGCTGCTGACAGTCTCCGCAGAACAGGAAGCCGGAAAACAGATGCGCTTCGTCCTGATCGGGCGAACAGCGCATATCCCGCTGCATCATGACCTTGACTGCCATGAAGTCCTCGTAGGACACAAGAGCTTCATGCGCATTTTCTACCTTGACCCACTCGGATTCATCCTTGCTTTTCACAACGCGGACTTTGTAGTTGGGGGTGCCGCGCTTGCCTTGCGCCAGAACGCCGATATAAACCTCGTTGGTGAGAATACGCTGGACGGCTTTGTATGTCCATTTTGCGGTATCGCCGGTTTTGAAGACGGTATCAAACTTCACACCGGCGGAATGCTTGTATTCCATTGGTGACAGGACGCCCATCTGGTTCAGACGCTTTGCAATGCGCCCAATGGAGAAGCCGTCCTTGTACATGGAAAAGATCATCTGCACATATTCGCTGACCGCTTCATCCACGATGAGCTGGTTTTTGTTCTCCGGCGATTTCATGTAGCCGTAAGGGGCGAACGAACCGACGAACTCACCGCTCTTCTGCTTGACTTCCAGACTGCTTCGGATTTTCATGGAGATGTCCTTGCAGTAAGAATCGTTAATCAAGTTTTTGAACGGGATAACAAAGGAGTCGGACTGCGGATCACCGGTCAGACTGTCATACGCATCATTGATTGCGATGAAGCGTATGCCGAGCTGCGGGAAAATCTTCTCAATGTAGCGCCCGCCGTCGATGTAGTTTCTTGAGAAGCGGCTGAGATCCTTGACCACGATGCAGTCAAGCGCACCCTTGCGGATTGCCTCTTCCAGCTTTTTGAACTGAGGACGATTGAAGGAAACGCCGCTGTAACCGTCATCCACAAACGGCTCACAGACAAGCTCCAAATCCTCATGTCTTGCGATATAGTCCTCGCAGATGGCTCTTTGGCTGGCGATGGAGTTGCTTTCTACTTTGTCTCCATCCTCACGGGACAGACGGCAGTAGATCGCCGTGCGGTAAACCTTATCTGGCATAAAAATAACCTCCGTTTTTCTGTTTGGTGTGGTACATCAAATCAGAAAGACGAAGGCATACTTCAATCTCTTATGAGAGGAACACGAAAATGCCACATGACCATCCGGGCAAGCGGCTTAATCCGTATTCTTCTTTTTTTGACCGATTTTATTATACCACAGGCTCAATCGCTTGTCCATAGAACCGGGCGAAAAGATTCAGACTGTTCATAAATCAAAGACCTCTCAGATAGTGTTCCAGACAATCTTCCATTGTTGTGTCCGTCGCGGCGAAGGTGATTTTCACCACAGTTTTCCCGTCCAGATAACAGTAGGGATTTCTGATCTGCTTGATGAACTCCCTCAGCCTGACCTCTTGCGGTGCCGCAGGATCAAGCCGTATGCTGCTTCTTTGAACGAGTGTGTTACGGTCAACCGTTTTCGGGCTGACATTTTTCATTGTTTCAATGCCCATCATATTCTAAGCACCTCCTGTTTCGTGAAAATGTTCAGGACAAAAGGATATGGCAGAGCATCTTGTGAAGATACCCTGCCACATAGTTTTCATCCTGAAACTATATTGTAAGTTTCTTTTGAGTTTGTTTCGTTGTCCGGCATATTTGCAGCTCGCGCCCCTGCCAGAAGAACTTTGCAGTTCCGGGAATGCTGCGGACTACCAACGGTTAATCGGTATCATGGGACTCTCACCCCTCCGAGGATCGCTCCGAGCCGCCCCTTCAAAGAAAAGACGGAAGTATCATTATACCCGGCATCTGCATCGTCGCAAGCAGCCGCACCACACGGCTGTTATAGCTCTCCGGAGGTCGCTCACCCCCTTTTGGGAGGTCTTGGCGTCGGAAGCTGTGTTGCTTCGCAGAAGCGGAAAGATCCGCAGCACTGAACTATTCAGTTTTCAAGGAACAGCGAAGTGGTCTGATTGACCCTTTCACTTTACAACGGACATCTTTTTGCCGTTTGTTGAGTACCGCTCAAAAAATTCTTTGAAATTTTTTCTGCACCGCTGCTTTGAAGTCAAATGCAGCTCTGATGCCGATGCCTTTCCTTCGGGCAAACTCTCGAAGAGTCAGTCCTTCACGGGTCATCGCAAGATACAATTCGCGCTGCTTCTCTGTCAGAATGGAAAGAAGCTCCTTCTCTTTGAGGGCGGTGATCAGTTCCTCCATGCAGTCGCGGGAGTCTGCCAGCCATGCAGCGGACTTCACATCGTCCTCCGGCATAGCGTCAAGGGACAGCACGGTATCAGAAATTTTCTCTGCGCCGTCCTCATCCTCAGAGCTGTTGTCAGAGCCATACGAGCGTCTGATCCGCTTTTCCTCTGCGCGAAGGATTCTCATAACCTTGCGGTCAACCTCGGAAACTTCGCCGGTTCGTTTCACGCGCACCATGCACTTTCCGTCCTCCGTAGTCCAGAGGTCGTAGTCGAACTCGATAGGGGTCTTAGGTGTTTTCATTGTTCATCCTTTCCGCTGCGCGGGAGCAGCGGGAAGGGTGAAGACAGAAAAAGAGCCGCATGACGGTGAGGTTTGAATCCCATGCCGATAAAACAGAGTAATTAAACTCTGTCTCATGCGGCATTAGGATGACTTCACCTATCAGGCGGCTCCACAGCTCAGCTATGACATATATTTTATTTTAGAACAGAGGCTTATCCTCTGGTTCTTACTTGGTACGCGGTCGCAATCTTCTCATATTCAGCACATCAAAGACTGTGATCCGCCCGCATTTCTTGCACTTGGATTCTACATGACCTCTTGTGTCCTCGTAGACAGCAATGGCATTATGCTGACAATAGGGACATTTCAGATATCGGGGCTTCTGCTGGGAAATGGCAACTCTTGCCCTGCGGATTTTTTCGATCAGCTCCGGCGTCGGTTCCTGAACCCGAATGGATGCTCTCTTCATTACCACACCTCCAATGGGTCAACATACTCACTGAATGGACGATCTACCATGTAGCCGAGCTGACGAAGGCGGATAGACGCCGTTGTCTTGGAGACACCGAACAACCGGCAGAAAAGGCGCAGCGTTAATTGATCACCATACGAATACCTCCCCTCGTAATTGATCAGCGGCGTTTCTGCAAACCGACGCATTGCCAGGTCAACCTCTTTTTGAGGAAGCAGGATCGCCGCGCCCAAGACATTTGCTTGCCACTCGTTCCAGTCCTCACGGGTTTTTAGCTCTCGCGGCGTATAAGCAGTCCGTGCGGAATATCTCATCTCGCAGGATGCCTTTACCGCTTCCGATTCCAGTTGGAAGAGAATCTGATGGGCGCACTCGTGGGCAAGGGTAAATCTGCGCTTGGCGCAGAGCCGCTGCACGTTGCCGGATCGAATGAAGCTCTCGTCCAAGATGACCTGATTACGCTTCAAAGCCAGTGTGCGCGTAATGCCAAGCTCCGTGATCTTGTACTCAGTGTCGGCATAGGCAGTGACACCGCAGATGCTTCCATCCGGCGAGAGACGGGCGAATGATACGCGAAGACCGAGATAATTCTTTGCAAACTGATCAATGGGTGTTGGCAAAGCTGATCGGTCGGGCTTGTCCGCCTCATCCCCGAAAAAGAACCGATTGAAGTCCTTTGTTGTTGAGGCTGCAATTTCTTCAAGTTGGCGCTGGGATAAAATCATGAGCAGTTGTCCTCCTTTGCTTCGACGAACCACTTGTCTCCTTCGTGAAAAAGAAATGACTCCTTTCCGCGAATCTGAACTGTGTAACGGATGCCTCCGCCCCCAACCTTCTTGGATGTGGCGCGGCATTTGTAAAGAATCTGGTCGATTTGAAAGATCACACCGTTGTCCCACCAGATAAGGCGAGGGAGGATTGCCCCCTCCTTGTCCACATCCAGCGTAACCGGGACGTATGCTTTTCTGTACTGTGTAGCCATTTGCGTTTTTCTCACTCCTGTTCCCTTATACCGGTGTATGCCAGTACGGATGATCTTCGGCAGCATAAATGCCTGTCCATTTGAACTGCTCAAAAGATGTAACTTTTTCGTGTACAACTACTCATGCCCCTTGACAGGATGAGCAATTCAGGATATACTATGAGTAGTTGGATTGCTCAGTCATTATTATACGCACTTCAAGTGCCTTTGTCAATAGACTTGCGCAATTTGATGTCGCAAACTTTTTGTGAACAGGAGTGATTACCAAAATGACGTTTGGAGAGAAATTCAAGGCTGAACGGGAGAAGCGGAAGCTGACCCAGCAGGAAGTAGCCGATGCACTGGGAATCAACAGACGTATGATTACCCGGTACGAGAACGGCATTTCCTTTCCCCGTACCAAGGACGCTTACAGAAAAATCGCGGAATACTTCAAGGTGGATGTGAACTATCTGCTGACCGAGGACGAAGAGTTTGTGGTTCAGGCATCCGAGCAGTACGGCTCCCGTGGCATGAAACAGGCAAAGGACCTGATTGAAGGGATGTCCGGCTTGTTTGCGGGCGGTACGCTGTCTGAGCAGGACAAGGATGCGGTGATGAAGGCGTTGCAGGATATATATTGGGAATCCAAAGCCCGGAATGTTGAGAAATACACGCCGAAGAAATACAAGAAGACCGGTACGGACGCAGAGGAATAACTGTCTGCGTCTCGGTTTCTTGACGGATTTACTTTGACTGTTTTCAACATGAAAGGGGTGAAGGTCCCGTGATAATTCGCTCCGAGGAAATATACAAAAAGGCGAACAGCATTGTCAAAAGCTGTGGAACAAGAGATACCTTGAAGATTGCCCGTGAGCTGGGCATTCATCTCCATTTTCTTGACAATCTGAACGATCTGCTCGGAATGTACACCTACCGCCATAAAGAGCGGCATATTCTTCTGAACTCCAGCATGGAGTATCTGATCATGCAAATGGTTTGCGGTCACGAGATCGGGCATGATACCTTTCACCGTGATCTTGCCAAAGGAAACGAACCGCTCCCGGAGTTCGTGCTGTTCGATATGCGCACAAAACACGAATATGAGGCGAATGCGTTTGCCTCACACCTGATCATTGACGATGATGAGCTGATTGACCTGATGAAGCAGGACTACGATGTGGTGCAGCTCTCGGCTGCAATGGGAACAAACATCAACCTGATGCTGATCAAGCTCAACGAACTGAACCGCATGGGCTGGCAGCTCAACTTGCCTTATGTACCGCACTCTGACTTCCTGAAAAATGTCAGACCGGAGGGGTGAATGAGGATGAAGGATAGTAATTAGATGAACAACGACGACTATAAAGAAGCCCTTTTCTATGCCGCTTCCATCTTTAACGAACGCTTGGGGGCAGAGTTCAGTGAGGACAACCTTGTACTGCGCTGCTTTCAGACGGAAAACCAGCAGGAAGTCTTTGAGCAGTTCTGCAAGCAGTATTTCCCGGATCGCCTGACAGATCAATATAAAGAGGACGGCTATTTTGACTTTCACGCTTCCGCTTTCGTTGGCAAAGAAGATGGCGTGGACGGGATCCTGCTGCGGACAGACATAGCGCGTCATCCGGCAGAGTTGAAGCACATTCTTCTGCATGAGCTGGCGCATATCTTCTGCACCCGCAACGAGCTTGGCGGAGACAACTTCTATGAACGATATTGCATGGACGATACCATCAGCCGCGAAGAGGACGGAACCATTAACGCCGGATATGCGGTCTGGCGGGAACTCGCGGCGGAGCTGATTGCATTTGAGCTGGATGACAACTGCGACGTAGTTCCGCTCCGACGCAAGAAAGACCTTCTCAGCTATTACGAAGGAGAACTCCTGACCGGCAACGGGAAAATGGGCGTCAGCATGATTCTCTGCGAGGCGATGACCAGTGCTGAGGGCGAGGCGTCTATGACATGGGACGCTGCCAAAAGCAAGTTTACGCGGTTCAAGCCCTTTGATGATCCACTGTACAAGGACTTGCTGGAACTGGTTTTTACACACGTTAGAGAATACTTTATCGTGATCGACCGCGACTTTATCTATGAAATTGGAGTTTTGTATCTAAGCATTGCCGCACAAGCGATGATTGCGTCCCTAAAGAACAGATTTCAGGAAGAATAGACAGAACGATAGAGAGAAAGGACGGGCAATGATATGAAATATAAGCTGTTTCGCTCCCCCGGTGATCTGGACAAGGCGGTCCGGAAGCACGAACTGGTTGCCGTGGAGACCGGCAAAAGCATTGATGATGTGGCAGATGCGCTTATCCGTGCCGTTCGGGATGATCTTGCGGAAATGCCGGAGTATGCGCACTGCGAGACTGCCGCCTATGTACCGGAACCGGTTAAGTCGTTTCGCAGGGTGAGGCGTTACCGGTATGAGATGATGGGTATTGTCTACCCGAAGTACGCCGAAGAGAACGTCCTGATTGACTACGGAATTATCGAGGAAGAAGAGGTATGAGCAATGAGTAATATCATTGAGACCCGCAGGAATCTAAAGAACGTATCCTAAAACATCTGCAATCACGTCTGCCTAACGCGACCAAAATGCAGCTTGAGAAAATCATAAAGGGGTAACGCAATGGACGATATTATCTTTGAGAAGGATTACCGGGAAACCGAGTCTGCCGAATACGATAAATGGTGCGATGAGGTGTTTGACCGCGCAGTTAATTGTGGTATGCTGAAAGCGTACTCCGAAGCAATGGACAAGATACCAAAGATCATTGTACCGGAGGACAAGAAGAACTACGAGTATCTTCTGGAACGCTGTGATGCGTTTGTCAAGCAACACCGCGGGTATATCAAGGGAATCGTGGACTATCATCGTTGGCACGCGGAAATCAATATGTTTCTTCCGTTTGCGGAGTTCGATGACTCAGAAGACCTTGCATTTTTGAAAGAAATTGCAGAAAAATCGCAAACCGTCTGCTTCTCCCCGGACGAAGAAGGTGGCATTCGCGTTCATATTTTTATCAACTACTTTGAAGAATTGATGTCAGCCGAACACAAGTCATACATCGAATACGATGCTATTATGCAGGACAAGAAACTATCTGAGTTACTTGGCATACCGGAGCTTTCTGACGAGGAAAAAGAACTCGCCCTGAAAATGAAGGGCATACTTGACCGCATTGATGAGGAAACAAGGATTGACCGTACCACGGCTTTTCGAGCCGTGCTTGATAAGATGACAAAAGAGCCGGAAGAAAACTGGTCGCTTCATTATATGGCAACATTGCTGGAAGCTCTGCTATACTTCATGCTGAATGAAGGAAATGAAAAGATTGATGAGGAAGAACACAATGAGTAATAAACTTGTAGCATATTTTTCTGCGTCCGGCGTGACTGCAAAGGTAGCCGAGACGCTGGCTGAGGCAATCGGCGCGGACATCTTTGAGATTGAGCCGAAGGTGCCTTACACGGAAGCTGATCTGAACTGGATGGAAAAGAACGCCCGCAGCACGATTGAAATGAACGATCCCGCTTCACGACCGGAAATTGCCGTGAAGCGGGACAACATGAAGGACTACGATACAATCTTTGTGGGCTTCCCAATCTGGTGGTACGTTGCGCCGACGATTATCAATACGTTCCTTGAGAGTTATGACCTGAGCGGCAAAACGATCATCCCGTTTGCAACCTCCGGCGGAAGCGGCATTGGCAAGACGAACGAACGCCTTGCGCCGAGCTGCAAAGGCGCAAAGCTGATGGACGGCAAAGTTTTCAAGGGCAACGTCGGGCATCAGGAGCTTGCGGCGTGGGTTGAAGGACTTGGACTTTAAGGGGCAGACAAATCGGAAGTTGTGGAGGTGCTTTATGAACGAGAGAGAAAGAATTATCCGATTATGGTTTGATATGTGGATTAAGAAAGCAGATTTAGGAATTGACAATATTTTTACAGATGATGTTGTATATACTGAGAGTTGGAGTCCTAAATATGAAAACCGCAAAACGGTAAAGCACTGGTTTGACGAATGGAATACACGCGGAAGTGTTCTTGTCTGGGAGATTAAGCAATTCTTTCATCAAGGCAATCAAACAATCGTGGAGTGGTATTTTAAAAACAAAATGAATAATGGAAATGTTGAAGAATTTGACGGAATATCTTTAATTGTATGGACACAGGATAACAAAATAAAATCATTAAAAGAGTTTGGTTGCAATCTTCATAATTACAATCCATATCGAGATAGTGATATTCCCGTATTTCGAGAAGAAAAAGCAAATTGGTTTTGAGAGGACTATAAATTCCAGTTTAACGAACAGGAGATGATGATCGCATGAAAATCCTACATGAACTTTCTTGGCTATGGGAAACGCTGGGCATTGCGCTTGTTGCTGCGGCTGTCTGCATGGCTTGCGCTGCGCTGATTGGCAAGGCAGCGAAGAAGAAGCTCGACAAAAAGGTGTTGGCGGTCGTAGGGGCAGCGGCATTTGTGGGCGCGATTCTGGCGGTCATTCTGATCGCCCGGACACCGATGCCGCTTTGACAGAATAGGAGAAAGTGATAATGGTTGTTCTTACCGAGCAGATAGAGATTCCGGCTTCCTATGAAAAATTAAAGGCATGGACTGCTAACTTTGAGGAAGAGTTTGTGAAATGGAGTCCCTACCACATCGAATGCAATCTCCATAACGGAAACTATAACGCAGGAAGCAAGATTCGCTTCCGCGAGATCGTCATGGGGCTGGACTACGATGTGACCGGCACAATTACGGAATGCGAACAGGATGAGAACCACTTCCGCATTGTATTCCGGAGCGACAAGAAAACGGCGTTCATCACCCTTGAAGGGAAAAGAACCAAAACAGGATGCCATTTCTCTCACACCGAGGCTTTCGGCATGACCACGCCGGTAATTGGGGCGATCATGAACTTCCTGATCTTCAAGGTGTTTTTCAGGAAAAAGGCAAACTGGCAGCTTATCCGGGATGATATGATTCTGGATAACAGGTATTTATATGACATTCTGACCGAAGGAAAATACCCGGAAAGAATCCCGCTGGACAAACTGCTGACCGGCGCGAAGTAACCGAATGGGAGGGCTTGATCATGCCGCTTCAAATTGTCAATCAGAATTTAATTACCGCCTACCGGCTTTACCGTGATCTCGATCTCCTCAATATTTTGAGACTGGACAAGGTTATCATATTCGTTTCCGGCTTCATCCGTGTCAAAAACATATTTCAGCTCCGTATTGGGCGCATAGCTCTGAGCGGTGACGACATATTGCTTCAGATCATCATCCGTTTCGGATGCTGTTCATTTGTCTGACCCATTCCATTTGGTCGCTGGCTTTCAGTTTTTCCGTAATTCCCTCTGCTTCTGCCGTTTGTTTTGCAAGCCGAAGAAAAAGTTCCTCTGCCTGCCGGTCAATGTCCGCAAGATAGGCATTCAATTCACCGCTGGTCAGCAGGTTGGCATACCGCACACGATGATGCTCCTTGAGATAGCGGAGGTGCCGTTGTCCCCATACCCTGATTGGCTGATCTTCCTCCGGCTCATCCTCCCCGGCGATAAGGTAGTAGTCCCCGACAAGCTCATAGTGCAAGCCTGTCCTTTCGCCTGTGATGAATTTTTTCATTGTTCCGTCCTCCTAATGATTTTCTGCAATTATTGTAGCAGGAGAGCGGTCAGGAATCGAATGTGCAAATAAAAGAAAAACCCGGAGGATAAAAAATCCTCCGGGGATAAACATCAGTAGGAAATATCCTTGATAAAAATGAAAAATCCGAACGCATTCCCGATGGGGAATAAGTTCGGATTTTTCATATGTGGTGGAGCTGAGGGGAGTCGAACCCCTGTCCGAAAGCACTTTGACAGGACCTTCTCCGGGCGCAGGACAGTTTCAGCATTCCCTCCCTGCACAGGCACTGGCCAGACTGAGCAGTTCAGTAGAGTCATGATGCATGGGCGGGGCAACTCTTACCCGCCGCACGTCCGCCACATCAACGACGCCCTCCCCGGCCTGTGGCCTCTCCGGTTCAGACGGCTGCCTTAGTTAGGCAGCGAGCGCAAGCA